ACCTGGCCGACCGGCTCCTCGACCGGGAGAAGCACCAGGAGTGGCAAGGCGAGCGGACGCGGATGGTCTACGCCTTCCCGGCGAACCAGCCGCTGTGGGACCGCTACGCGAAGCTGCGTGCCGAGGGGCTCAAGAGCGGCTCGGGACTCCGCGACGCGACCGCCTTCTACCTCGAGCACCGCCGTGCGATGGACGAGGGGTCGCGGGTCGCGTGGGAGGCGCGCTTCAACCACGACGAGGCGAGCGCACTGCAGCACGCGATGAACCTCCGTCTCCAGGACGAGGCCGCCTTCCACGCCGAGTACCAGAACGATCCGCTGCCCGAGGCGACGGCGCNNCCGATCGGCACCTCGCACCTGACCGCCTTCGTCGACGTGCAGGCGAAGTGCCTCTTCTGGTGCGTCGTCGCATGGGAGGACGACTTCAGCGGCACGGTCGTCGACTACGGGACGGAGCCCGACCAGAAGATCCCCGCTGGCACCGCGTGGACGCTTCGCGACGTGAAGCGCACGCTCGCGGCGGCGAGCCCGCGCGCCGGGCTCGAGGGATCGATCTACGCCGGGCTCGAGCGCGCCGTCGAGCACCTCGTCGGCCGCGAGTGGCGGCGCGACGACGGAGCGATGGTGCGCGTGTCGCGGGTCCTGGTCGACGCCAACTGGGGCTCGTCGACGGATGTCGTCTACCAGTTCTGCCGCGAGACGAAGCACGCGGGCACGGTGATGCCCTCGCACGGCCGGTACGTCGGCGCGTCGAGCGTGCCGTTCAGCGACTACAAGCGCCGCCGCGGCGAGCGCGTGGGGCTCAACTGGCGCATCCCGACGGTGACGGGCAAGCGCGCCGTGCGGCACGTGACCTTCGACACGAACTTCTGGAAGAGCTTCGTGCACGCACGCCTCGCCGTGCCGCAGGGCGACCCCGGGGCGCTCTCGCTCTTCGGGCGGGACCCGCGCGTGCACGAGGTCTTCGCGTCGCACCTGACGAGCGAGTACCGCGTGAAGACCGAGGGCCGCGGCCGCGTGGTCGACGAGTGGAAGCTGCGGCTTGCCGGTGCGGACAACCACTGGCTCGACTGCCTGGTCGGCTGCGCGGTGGCGGCGAGCATGGAGGGCTCGGTGCTCTTCGGCACGGACGCGAAGCAGGTGGCGAGGCCGAAGGTGCGGCTCTCTGCGATCCGCAAGGGAGGCCGGTGATGCCGCGCGAGAAGCGCACGGGGCTCGAGAAGGACGGCGAGAGGCTGGGGCTCTCCTGCCGCGCGTGCGGATGCCAGCACCTCAAGGTCATCTACCTGCGGCGGCTCCCGAAGGGGCAGGTGCTGAGGCGGCGAGAGTGCAGGCACTGCGGGCGACGCACCTCGACGCGGGAGTCGGAGTCCTGATCGTTCGATTGATCGAACGATCCGCGCGCCCGCGTGCGGATTGCCCGTTTTCACGCCTGCGCCGTGTCGGCACCCGGTGGATGCACTCCATCGCCGCTGTCCGTCCGTCCGCGCCGCGACCCGACAAGCTCGACCTCGAGCTCCGGCTGTGCCCGTCGCGTGACCGGGAGGATGCCCTGCAGGAGGCCTGGCTCGCCGCGCTCGAAGGGCGCAACCCGGCCCGGGCGGTGAACACGTTCGCCCAGCGCGAACGCAGGCACCGCCGCCGCGAGGCCGCGCTCGGCGTCGACGCCGGGCGATCCTTCCGGCTTTCCGAGCTTCGTGCGGCACGTGCCTCCGAACGTCGGCACGCCAAGCGCGAGGCATCCCTGTCGGCACGGGTGACGCCCCATGCCTGACGAGACGCCCTCCATCGCCGATGCGATCCGCGACAACGCTGCGGGCCTGAAGAAGGCATCGAACGACGCGGGCAGCGTCGAGCAGCACCCGATCGCGGACCAGATCGCGGCCGACCGCTACCTCGCCTCGAAGCAGGCGATGTCGCGGCGCAACCGCGGCCTGCGGATCTCGCGCATCGTGTCCCCTGGCACCGGAGGCACGGCCTGATGGGCTGGCTCGCAGGCATCCTCGGACGCAAGGCGTCCTCGGCGCCGCGCAGGATCTCGATCCGCGCCCGCTACGACGCCGCCGTGACGACGGACGCCAACCGCAAGCACTGGGCGAACGCCGACGGGCTCTCCGCCGACGCCGCTGCCTCGCCCGAGGTGCGCCGCACCTTTCGGAACCGTGCTCGCTACGAGTCGGCCAACAACAGCTACGCCGCCGGAATCGTCTCGACACTTGCGAACGACGTCGTGGGCACCGGCCCGCGGCTCCAGGTCCTGACCGACGATCCCGAGGCGAACAACGCCATCGAGCAGGCCTTCAACGCGTGGGCGCGCTCGATCAACCTGGCCGACCGGCTCCGAACCATGCGCATGGCCCGGGCCCACTCGGGCGAGTGCTTCGCGAAGCTTGCGTCGAACCCCGCGGTGCCGGGCCCGGTGAAGCTCGACCTCGTCCTCGTCGAGGCAGACCGCGTCGCAAGCCTCAACTACGGCATGCTCGGCCCGTACGAGGTCGACGGCATCGTCTACGACGCCGCAGGAAACCCCGTGGCCTACCGCGTCCTTCGGGAGCATCCGGGCGACCGCTCGATAACGCTTGCCTCCGACGTCTTCGAGGCCTCGCGGATCGTCCACTACTTCATGCCCGCCCGGCCCGAGCAGCACCGGGGCATCCCCGACCTCGTGCCAGCCCTCCCGCTCTTCGCGCAGCTCAGGCGCTACACGATCGCCGTCCTCTCGGCCGCCGAGACCGCGGCGAACTTTGCGGGCACCGTCGAGACCGACGCACCGGCGAACGGCGAGGCCGACCCGGTCGAGCCCATGGACACGATCGAGCTCGAGGCCAACTCGCTGCTCACGCTTCCCGCCGGTTGGAAGATGTCGCAGGTCAAGCCCGAGCAGCCCGCGACGACCTACGGCGAGTTCAAGCGCGAGATCCTGAACGAGATCGCCCGCTGCCTGAACATGCCCTTCAACGTCGCCGCCGGGAACAGCTCTGGCTACAACTACGCGAGCGGTCGCCTCGACCACCAAACCTACTTCAAGGCCATCCGCATCGACCAGGCTCACATGGCCCGGACGGTGCTCGACCGCGTGCTCGCGGAGTGGTTCGACGAGGCGAAGCTCACGGAGTCGCTCGTCCCCACGCGAGTGCGCGTCCTCGAGGCGCTTCCGCACCAGTGGTTCTGGGATGGCACCGAGCACGTCGACCCGGCGAAGGAGGCATCCGCGCAAGCGACGCGCCTCGCCAACCACACCACGACGCTCGCAAGCGAGTTCGCCCGGCAGGGCAAGGACTGGGAGGCCGAGCTGCGCCAGCGCGCGAGAGAGCTTGCGCTCATGGAGGAGCTCGGCATCACCGTGGCCCCGTCGGTACCTGCAGGAGACACCGCCCCCACGCGGAACGATCAGCCTGTCGATGGCCCCTCCGACGAGGACACGAATGACGACCAAGACGCCTGAAGCCCCGCACCCCTCGCGCCCCGTCGCGCTCGCGATGTCCGCGACGGTCGAGATGCTCGCCGCGGATTCCGCGCCCGACGCCACCGCCGAACCTTCGGCTCCCACTCTCCGCCGGTTCGCGATGAGCGCCTACACCGGCGGCGCGATGACGCTCCGGGGCTGGCGTCACCCGACCGTGCTCGACCTCTCGGGCATCGCCTGGAGCTCCAAGCCACGGCCGATCCTGAAGGATCACAACCCGTCGCTCATCGTCGGCCACACCGACAGCGTGTCGGTCGTCGACGGCGTGCTCCGGGTCGCGGGAATCGTGAGCGGAGCCGGACCGGTCGCCCGCGAGATCGTCGAGGCGGGCATGAATGGATTCCCATGGCAGGCATCTGTCGGCGCCTACGCCACCGAGACGGAGCAGGTCCCGAAGGGGCGCACGGCGATCGCGAACGGCCGGACCTTCGAAGGTCCGGTCTCGATCGTGCGTCGGTCGGTACTGGGTGAGGTCAGCTTCGTCGCGCTTGGCGCCGACGACGACACGGAAGCACGCATCGCGGCCGCGGCCGCAGGAAACGCAGAGGAACACACGATGTCCGAAGTTGAGAACGTCGCACAGGCCGCGGCTCCCGCCGCCGAAACCAACTCGATCGCGGCGCACATGCGCGCCGAGGCAGCGGCCGAAAGCGCCCGCATCGGCGCGATTCGCAAGGCTTGCGCTGGGCGGCACGCCGAGATCGAGGCCACGGCGATCGCCGAGGGCTGGGACGCGACGCGGACCGAGCTCGAGGTGCTGCGGGCTTCTCGCCCGCTCGCCGGTGCACCCGCCGCGCATGTGCGTGCGAACGACGCAAGCCCCGAGGTCGTCGAGGCCGCGCTCTGCAAGGCTGGCCGACTCTCGGGCCTCGAGCGGCACTTCGACGAGAAGACGCTCGACGCAGCCGACCGCCGCTTCGGTCGCGGGATCGGCCTCCAAGAGATCCTGCTCGAGGCCGCGTGGGCCAACGGCCACACGGGGCGCTCGATCAAGGGCGATACGCGAGGCGTGCTCCAGGCGGCGTTCTCGAACCTGACCCTCCCGGGCATCTTCTCGAACGTGGCCAACAAGTTCCTCCTCGCGGGCTTCACCGCGGTCGAAGGTACGTGGCGCGAGATCAGCTCGAGCCGCTCCGTGAGCGACTTCAAGCAGATCACCTCCTACCGCCTCAACGGCGCGTTCGCCTACGACGAGATCGGTCCGGCGGGAGAGCTCAAGGCAGGCGACGTCAGCGAGGAGAGCTTCACCAACCAGGTGAAGACCTACGGCAAGATGTTCTCCGTCACGCGGCAGGACATCATCAACGACGATCTCGGCGCGCTGACCGCGCTCCCGACCCGCATCGGCCGCGGCGCCGCGCTGAAGCTCAACCAGGTCTTCTGGGGCGCGTTCCTCGCGAACAGCACATTCTTCACGAGCGCTCGCAAGAACTACGCCTCCGGCGCGACGACGGCCTTCGGCATCGACTCGCTCACGGCGGCCGAGCAACTCTTCCTCGATCAGGTCGACGCGGACGGCCAGCCGCTCGCCGTCTCGCCTGCGGTCCTCCTCGTTCCGACCGCGCTCAACGCGCGCGCGGCGCAGCTGATGAACTCGACCGAGATCCGCGACACGGCGGCGAGCACGAAGTACCCGACCGCGAACCCGCATGCGGGCAAGTTCCGCACGCTCTACTCGGCGTACCTCTCGAACGCGACCCTGACCGGCAACAGCTCGACCGCGTGGTACCTCCTCGCGAATCCCGCCGACGTGCCGCTCATCGAGGTCGCGTTCCTCAACGGGCGCGAGCAGCCGACGGTCGAGAGCGCGGAGGCCGACTTCAACGTCCTCGGCGTCCAGATGCGCGGCTACTTCGACTTCGGCGTGGCGCTCCAGGACTGGCGCGGCGGCGTGAAGATGGCTGGCGCCTGAGCGCCCGTCTAGGTCCACCAACGGCACAGCATTCAGGAGAACCAGCTCATGGCGACTTTCGTGCAGGATGGACGGTACGTGGACTACACCCCCGCTTCGGCGGTGGCTGCAGGCGCGGTGGTGGTGCAGGTGGACCTCGTGGGTGTCGCCGTGCGCGACATCCCTGCGAACACGCTCGGCGTGCTCGCGGTCGAGGGTGTGTTCACCTTCCCCAAGGCGACGGGAGCGAGCACCGGCATTGCCGTCGGCACGACCGTCTACTGGGCGAGCGGCACGCAGCTTGCGACCGCGACAGCGACGAGCAACAAGCTCATCGGCAAGGTCGTCAAGACCGCGGCTGACGCCGACGCGACAGTTCTCGTGAAGCTCTTCCAGTGAGGCCCGCATGCCCGACCTGATGGCACGGGCGGCGGAGTTCATCGCCGGGAAGCTCGCGGCGGAGTTGTCGCGTCCGGTGGCCTACTCGCGTGGCGGCGACTCGGTCGCCATCACGGCGAGCGTCGGGCGAAGCTCGTTCGACGTCGATGACGGGCACGGCATGCTCCGCTTCGAGACGCGGGACTACATCGTGCGCATGGACGCGCTCGTCCTGGGCGGCATCGCGACGCTTCCGCGCCGTGGCGACCGGATCACCGAGTCGAGCACGGCTGGCGATGTGGCCTACGAAGTCGTCGCAGTGGCGGGAAGCCCTGAGTGGCGTCCGTGCGACTCGTCGCGCGTCCTGATCCGCATCCACACGAAGCTCGCGGGACCTTCACCACAGGGCAGCACATGACCACCGACTCGAACAGCCCCCGCTCCTTCGGAAACCTGCTCGGCATCGCGCAGCTCGCGGCGATCCTGCTCCAGTTCGCGGGGCTGATATGGATGGGCGGGCGGTGGAGCGCGGAGATGTCCGCCGTCGGCGAGCGGGTCACGGAGCTTCGGCAGATCGTGGGCGAGCTCGCGAAGAGCCAGGCACAGGGCGCGATCATTGACGCCTCGCAGGGCGCGCGTCTGGAGACGCTCGCGAAGCGCCTCGACGAGATCGTCGCGCGACTCGACAGGTTCGATGTCGACCGCCGCGGCGAGAGGACTCCGTAGTGGGAATCGCTGCGACCGCCGACAGCATTGTCGCCGCGCTCGACGCCGCCGACCTCGGCGAGTCGAAGACCGTCGTGCGCGCCTTCCTGCCGTTCCGTGAGCGCGAACAGCTCTCGTCGCTCACCCTGACCGTCATGCCGCGCAGCATCGAGCGCACGCTCTCGACACGAGGCGGCGTCGGCCAAGTTGACCATCTCATAGAGGTCGCCGTCCAGAAGAAGGTCGAGGGAGCAGACGAGACCGCTTTCACCGCGGGCGTTGCCGCCGTCGAGGCAGTCTCTGACCTGCTCGCTGGCCTTCGCCTCGCCGGGCCGCCCTCGTGGTCCTGCGTCGAGACGCGAATCGACCCGCTCATGAGCGAGGACCACGCGGCCAACCTCCGCGTCTACACCGGCGTCGTCCAGGCGAGGCTTCGGAGCCACGCCTGACCGGGCCACTCTGTCGGTACGGGAGAAGGGACACCAACCATGGCCTACAAGCTCGGAATGGACGCCGTCCTCAAGTACGGCACCGCGGGAACCACCGCGAACACGGCGCTCGCGAGCGTCCGCAACGTCACGCTCAACCTCGAGAAGGGCGAGGCGGACGTCACCACGCGCGGCAACGGCGGCTGGAAGGCGACCGTCGCCACGCTCAAGGACGCGAGCGTCGAGTTCGAGATGGTCTGGGACACGGCCGACGCCGGGTTCACGGCGATCAAGAACAGCTACTTCAACAACACCGCGATCTCGCTCCTGATCCTCGACGCCGCCACCGGCGGACAGGGACTCGACGCCGACTTCATGGTGACGAAGTTCACCCGCGAGGAGCCGCTCGACGAGGCGATCGTCGTGAAGGTGACCGCGAAGCCCACGCTCTCCACCCGCTCGCCGACCTGGCACTCGGGCAGCTGATCCACACAAGAGGACTTGGGAATTCACATGCAGACGTTCCGTGACAACGCAGGACGCACATGGACGGTCGCGATTGACATCGCAGCCATCAAGCGCGTACGCAGCCTCCTCGACATCGACCTCCTCGAGGTGCTTCCAGGCAAGGGGGTCCCGGGCCGAGGCCTCGGGATCGTCGACCGCGATCCGGTCCTCTTCGTCGACATCCTCTATGTCCTCTGCAAGCCCGAGGCGGACCGCGCCGGAGTGACCGACGAGGAGTTCGGGCGCGGCCTCGGCGGCGACGCTCTTCTCGCGGCGTCGGATGCCTTCACGGAGGCCTTCATTTCTTTTTACCCGAGCCCGCGCGACCGGACGAGGATGCGACGGGCCGTCGAGCACATGTCAGCCATGCTGGAGAAGAGGCGCGACAGCCTGGACAGCAGCCTGGAGTCGACGGTAGAGCAAGCGATGGAGAGGCGGCTCGCCGAGTGTGGCGCTTCATCTGGGAAGCCGCCGGAGCAGTCGGTGTCGATCCTCACGGACTCACCCTCCGCGAGCTCTGCCTGATGGCGGAAGGACGCGCGCGTGACCAGTGGGACCACACGGCGGCGCTGCTCGCCATGCTCGCAAACGCGCATCGCGACCACCGCCAGAGGAGCGAGCCGTTTGGCATCGCCGACTTCCATCCGTTCCGCGCGCCGCCCCGGAGCGAGCCGCTCACGATCGACATCACCGTCCTCCGGGACGTCTTCGTGAAGGAGAAGAACTCATGAATCTCGATAGCCTGAAGAACGCCATCAAGTCGAACCCGGCACTCGCCGCCTCGCTCGCGGCGCTCCTCCTCGCATGCCTTGCGCTCGCTTTCGCGCAGGGCTGCGACATGCGGCGCATGGTCAAGGTCGACGCACCCAAGGACCTGCTCAGCGCCGTCGACGTGTCCGACCCCGGCGAAGGCATCACTCTTGCCGAGGCCGATGCCGTGTGGGCCGATTGGGCTGCATGGGTGAACGAGCGATCCACGCGCTTCCGCCGCGCGGTTGACGACGCAGAGGGCCGGTACGCAACGCTCGAGTCGTTCGTCAACCTCGGCCTCGACGCGGCGAACACGGCTGCACCGGCGCTCCCGGGCGGCGCGTTCCTCGTCGGCGGCCTCTCGCTTCTCACGGGCCTGATGCTCAAGCGCCCTGGCGAGGACAAGCGCGTCTTCGCCGAGAAGAAGGACTCCTACAACGTGGGCATTGAGGAGGGCAAGCGGCTCGTGCTTGAGGCGCTTGCGCTAAAGGCAGAATGGGACGATCAACGCACCAAGTAGCACAAGCACTATCACGAGCGTGACAATTGACTTCGTCGGCGAAGCTCGCCACCTTGAAACATCCGCAAGCGCCGAGAGTGCGTTCACAAAAATGTCGATCCCAGACACAAGGACGGCTAGTAAATCCACGAGAACCTCCTAGCAAATCATCGAGCGCGTGATGCCAGTTGGTGGAATGAACGAGGCCAACAGGCGCTCGGCGCGATCAAATGGAGCGTTAATCGCGTGACACTATGCGAGGAACGACCAAACGAAAATTGTAATCGAGACGAGTTGCAGAACCAAGCCAAGAAGGTCCCATCCGAGAATCTGCTTGCCTTTCAAACGCCCGAAACTCAATACGCCAATCCGAACGCCAGTGCCGATCATGAACACCCGATAGGCGAGATGACTCCACGCATAGGTGCCATCCACGATTTCTGGACTCGTGAGGCGTACAACAGAGTAAGCAAGGTACAAAGAGGTCAAACCTATCGTGAGCGGCATGACACGAAGAAACGAATGCACTTTCAGTGTTTCCATTTTGAGGATGGGAGGTCACGACGCCTTCTGATGGAGAGGGGCGTCAAGTCTACGGCAATCACCCCCAGCCCCACGTCCTCAGATGCTTGTAGAATTCTCTGATTGCCTCAAACGACTTTTTATAATCTTCGGGACTGAGGCTTCCCAATCCGTTGCCGCCTGCCACAAGTGCACAGATGTTGAACAGCATTTCGAGTAGGTCGAGCCAAGCATTCGTCGTCGGAGTTCCCTCGCCTGCGACGCAGTTGACCATGAAAGAAATGAACTGAACAATGCAACTTGGACTTCCACAAGACCCGTGGACACCCATCTCGATCCTATCCGGCCCTCGCGGCCGCCTCGAATGCCTCGGGGCTGACGTAGCCGAGTGAGCCGTGGATCCTCGTTCGCTGGTACCAGACCTCGATCCACTCGAAGACCGCCAGCCTCGCTTCCTCGTGCGTCCTGAAGCGGCGGCCGTGCACCAGCTCCTTCTTCAGCGTCGCCCAGAGGCTCTCCATCATCGCGTTGTCGTAGCAGTTGCCGGACCGGCTCATGCTCTGCTCCATGCCGTGCTCCTTGAGGAGATCGCGGCACTCCCGGCAGGCGTACTGCACGCCACGGTCGGAGTGGTGCACCAGCCCGCGCGGCGGGTTCCTGCGTGCGACCGCCATGCGCAGCGCATCCAAGGCCACCGTCGCGTGCAGCGAGTCGGACATGCTCCAGCCGACGATGCTGCGGCTCCAGGCGTCCATCACGCCAGCGAGGTACAGGAAGCCCTCGTCCGTCGGGATGTAGGTGATGTCGCACAGCCACTTCCGGTTCGGGCCGGCGGCTGCGAAGTCGCGACCGAGCAGGTCCGGCGAGGCACCGTGGCCATGGCCGCTCTGCGTCGTCGTCGGGCGCCACTTCCTTGCGGATTTCGCCCGTATTCCTTGCTCCTGCATGATCCGCGACACGGTGTTGCGGTGCGCGGACACGCCGAGGCGGGGAAGCTCGTGCGCGATCTTCGGCGCGCCGTAGATCCGGCGTGATTCCGCGTGGATGCGCACCACCGCATCCTCGACCGCAAGCCTCCGCACCTTGCGCGCCGCGACCGGCGCCTTCAGGAAGCGGTAGTAGCCGCTGGGACTCACCTCGAGCAGCCGGCACGCCATGCGCACCGTGCACACATGGGCCAGCTCGTCGCGGATGAAGGCGTACTTCACGGCTGCTCCCGCGCGAAGTACGCCGCCGCTTTTTTTAGGATGTCCCTCTCGAGCATCAGCTTGCGGACCTCGGCCTCGAGCTCGCGCACCCGCGCCTCGGCGTCGGCCTTCGTCCTCGGCTGCACCTTCTGCACGGGCTTGCGCTTCGACCGCCGCACAGCACGCACCCAGCCGTGCAGCGTGTGGTACGGCATCCCCAGGTCGTCGGCCGCCTTGCGGATGCTCAGGCCCTCCGACAGCACCAGGCCGACGGCGGACTCACGGAATTCACGCGTATACGCTCGCATCGTGGACATGAAACACGCTCCTTCTGGCAGGGGCAATCCTGCCGGTCAGGGGTGTCCACGAATCGGGTGGAGGTCCAAGGGGTGGCGTTGGCCGACCTTGCCAGCTGGGTCGACCACAATTGCTTTCCGATGCGTGCGGATGTTGACCCGCAGGAGTGCCTCTCGTGCCTGGAGGAGACGTTCGAGTACATGAAGCGCTACTGCGAATGCCAGGGTTCCTTCGCCTGCGATCGTGATGGCAACGGGGCAATCGACTGCGAAGACCTCCGAATCTTCCTCGATTTCACGCGCGGCAATTGCATCTCGAGAGCGCAGCTTCTGGAGCTCGTTTGCTGCTTCCTCGGGCACGTCCAGGCGTTGCCGTCTGAGGGCGGTTGTGGGGCAAACTTTTTTGGCGGTTGCGGGGCGCTCAAGACGTGCCTCCAGTCGGGCCTCTACAAGCCGGGCGACGATCCGTCCGCTCCAGAGCATCCCGTGTTCGATCCCCCGCTTACGACTGCGGAGATCGACAGCCTCCTGAAGTGCTATGGCTGCGATTGCTGCAAGTCGATCGGTACCCATGGTGCCAAGATGCTGGATTGCGACGGGGATGGTCCGGAATGCGACCAGGACGGCAATGGCGTCGTCGACTGCGCTGACCTCAATCGGTTCCTTGATCAGGCCGAGGTCTGCACCGGAGTGAGTCATGGCGGTCTTTCGAGTCCCCAGTTGATGGATCTTGCGTGCGCCTATTTGGCGAAGTGCGTGTCATGCGAGAGCGTTCCTGCCTTCATTGATTGCCTCGAGGAGCGGCTCTGCCGGGTCCTGAGCGCGGCGGAAATGGCGGCGCTTGGGTCTTGCATGGGCTCGGCGTGCCCGGTCGAAGACTGCTGCCAGTCGATTTCGGCGAGTTCCGCCTGGGGTGGATCGTCG